GCCGCATCCAGGTTGCAACCTGGATGCGGCAGCCTTCGTTGTCGGGCAGCGTGCCCTCCAGGTAGACCATGCCGGCGCCGCCCGCCTGCTGGTACACGATGTACGGCAGCGTGGGGTTCTCCGGCGCCACGTCGGGATACGCCCGGCCATCGACCAGCGGGCCCAGCGCCTGGGCGATCAGTGCATCGATGCTCATTGGCGCAGCTCCTCTGCAACAGCCGACCGCATGACCGCCTGCACGGCGCTGAGGGCGCGCTGGCGTGCGGAGTCGTAGGTGGGCCGCAGGAATGGCTTTGCAGCCATCTTGCTGGTACCGTACTCCAGAAACTTGCCGTAGAAGGCGTGCGACTTGTTCCAGCTCACGCGGTACGTGGCCTGGCTGTCGCCGCTCTCCTCTTCCACGTAGGCCTGGTAGATCGCGCGGCGCAGGGTGCCCGGGTCGTATGTCTTCTTGCCGCTCTTGTGCGGCTTGGCGCTCACCGGTACGCGGGCCTTGAGCTCGTCGTGGTACACCTGCGCGCCGGCCTGCGCCGCCTTGCGGGTATTTTTCTTGGCGGCCTGGGCCACCCGGTCCAGATGGGCGTTGATGCCCGCCAGGTTGAAGCTGGCGCCGATCATGTGATCACCTCGCAAACCAGGTCCACGTGCTTGCGCTCCACCAGGTCAGGCAGCACGGCGTTGATCTTGTACGTGACGCCCTGGCTGACCACGCGCATAGCGCCGGTGATATCGGTGCGGTACCGCGTGCGGATGGACACCTGCCGCACCATGGTGGCGGCGCCTGCCTTGATGGTCTCCAGCCCTGCCCCGCCGCGAATGTCGGCCCAGAAGGTGGTGACCTCGGCCCAGCCAGGGATGGGCTGGCCTGCGGCGTCCTGCGCGGTGCCAGGCGCCTGCAGGCTGCAGTAGTGCTTGAACTTGCCCGGGTCCATGGCTACACGCTCCAGATCCTGTAGGTGTCCAGCAGCCCGTCCGCAAACTCCTGCGGCAACGCGGGACGCTCGGCACTGCGGGCGCGGTTTTCGTACAGGTCGGTCAAGGCCAGTTTGATCCATTGCACGATAGGGCCGGGGATCTTGTCTGCCGTGGCGCCGTAGCCCGCCGTGTACTGGATCTGCACCGCACCGGGCCGCACCCGCGTCGCGGGCCAGCTGGTGCCATGGGCGGGCAGCAGCAGGCCGGGCTCGGCCGTGGGCTCCAACTCGTAAGCGGCTGGGTCCAGCGTGGGGGTCGCGCCGTCGGGCGCCACGTATTTCACTTGGGTCACGGAGATCACGCGGGGCATGTGCAGCTCAACATGGCCGCCGCAGGCCGGGAACCGGTCCAGCGTGCGCTGCCAGGTGGTGGTGAGCAACGTGCGCTGCAGCCGCGCCTCAGCCGCCTCGCGCGCAACCTTGATGAGCGCGGTGATCAGCAAGTCGTTGTGCGTCTCGGTCTGCGTCTCGCGCAGGTGGGCCTTGGCCTCGGCCAGCGTGAGCGGCTCGACCGTGGCGTCGGTGATCTTGATGGTGGGCATGGTGTGTTCCGCCTTTGGCTTGCGCCCGCAAGGAGACAGGCGCAAGGCGAAGGGAGATCAGGTCTTCTTCTGGTTTTGCGGCAGGCCTGCGGCGTAGGCCACGGCAGCCTTGTCGTCGTCGGCGTCGCCAGCCTTAACCAGGCCGCGCGCCACGTCGGCGGGCAGCTCGCGCACGTCGTTCGGGTTGCCGTGCTCGCAGGCGATGAGGAGGCGCACCTTCACGGGCTTGGCGCCCTTGGTGGGCGCTTCGGCCAGCTTGGCCTGGCCGTTGGCGATGAGCTTGTCGGCTTCATCTTCGGGCGCCTCGAACGTGGCGCCAACGGGGATCTCGGCCTGGTCGGCCGCGAAGGTTGCGGCGGCGATCACGGCCAGCGCAATGAGTGACTTTTTCATGGTCGGTTCCTATGGAATGGAAAGAGCGAAGCCCAGCCAGGCAGGCCTGGCTGGAGGGTGGCGCGATCAGGTCGCGGAGTGCTGATAGGTCTTCGTGCCGTTGGTGTCGAGCAGGTTGCCGCCTGCACGCGACCAAGCCAGGAAGCCCACTTGGCCCTTCTTCAGGTACGCGCTGTCCTCGAAGCGGAAGATGGTCACTTCCATGGCGTCGCGGATGATGTACTTGGAGTGATCGCCGTACGAGATCGACTTCGCGTTGGCCGCGGGCACGGGCATGTGGTTGTTGATCTCCACGGGCTGGCCCAACAGGAAGTCGGGGCGGCGGGTGGCCATGCCTTCGTCGTACGAGGGCGTCCAGATGGGCCGACCAGCGGTGTCCTTGATCTTGCGCACCAGGCGGCGCACGGACTGCGAGAACATCCAGCCGAGGCCGTCCACCTGGTAGGCTGGGTCAATGGAGTCCTGCAGGTCCACCAAGTCGTCGTAGGTCACCGTCAAGGTCTGGCCGGTAGCGCCCGTCTTGCCGACAGAAGCAGCCACCGTCAGACCGAAGGGCTGGCCGGTGCCCGTGCCCGTGGTGAACATACGATTCTGGATGCGGCCGATACGCTCGCGCAGGCGACCGTTGACCAGGGCGACCACATCGACGTTGGAGTCTTGCAGCAGCTCGATGGGCACCGTGACCACCTTAGAGCTGAACTTGACGGTGTTCAGCGGGACGGTGCCGAAAGCCACGTCGGCGTCGGTGGCGCTGACGTTCTGGGCAACGATTTCGCCTTCTTCGCTAGTGCCGTCGGTGGATGGGTATGACAGGTCAGCGCCGTTGGTGGTAGTGATCTGGCTCGCCTGGCGGCGCATCGCACCGTAGTCCTTCAGCGCCTCGATCAGCGTGCTGGCCACGACGGGCTGCACGGTATACCCGCCTTCCGAGCCCGTGGTGGTGCTCATGGTGTTGCGGATGGCCTCGACTTCCTGCGGGGTGAGGCGATTGCTCATCTTGCGCAGGTAGTTCTCGAAGGCGGCCACGGCCGGGTCCACCTTCTCGCCCTTGTCCTTCTTCTTGACGTTGCGGAAGTTGTCGTCGGCTTCGTCGTCCATCAGGCGCTGGGCGGCCTCGATCTGGTTTTCGACGCGCTCGGCCTCGTCCATCAGTTCGTCGAACTTGCCTTGCTCTTCCTTGGTCCAGGTGGCGGAGCCCTTGTTTTCCAGCAGGTTGCGGGCTTCCTTCTTCAGTGCGCCCAGGCGCTCCCGCAGGTTTTGAATGCTCATGGTGGTCCTTTCGTGAGTGAGCAAATGAAAAAGCCCCCAGGGCTCTCGCCGTGGGGGCCGTTACGCAGCGCGGAAGCGCTAGGCGTTGGTGTCCAGCAGCCGCAGGCGGCGCCGGTTGTTTTCGAGGATGGCCACTTCGTCCAGCTCGGGCGGCGCGTCCTTGGGTGGGTTCTTCAGCGCCTCGGGAGCGTTGTCGTAGGCGCTCAGGTTCCAGCTGATGCCCGCCAGGTTGGTGGGCGCATCCACCAGGCGTGAGATGACGCGGTGGGCGAAGCCGTTGGCCACGGCCTGATCAGCGGTGAACCAGGTCTCGGCCTCCATCCACTGCTGGATCTGCTCGGGCGTCTGCTTGGTGGTGGCGGCGTACACGTCCACGATGGACTTCTCCACCATGGTCAGCACGTCGGCCACCTTGCGCAGTTCGTTGTCTGTGCCCCAGGCGCCCGAGATTGCCTTGTGGATCATCAAGAAAGCGCCGTCCGCGATCTCCACCTCGTTCGCATTGACGGCGATCCAGCTGGCGCAGCTGGCCGCTACCGAATCCACCTGGGCAATGATCTTGCCGCCGTTGGCGATGTATTCGCGCATGGCTGTCACGATGGCCTTGGACTCCATCACATCGCCGCCAGGGCTTTTGATGCGCATGCGCAAGGTGCCGCCCTGCCCTGCCTGGGACAGCGCTGCGATCACGTCCATGGCACTCACGCCCCAGTCGCCGCCGTCATAGATCACGTCGTACAGATAGAACACGTGTTCGCCCGTGGCTTCGTTCTTGACCACGTTCAGGGGGGCGCGCGGCACCAGGCTGTTGGTGCGTAGCAGGTTGAGTAGCTGTTTCATTCCGTGGCTCCGGTCGATGGTGGTTTGCTTGCCGCCTTGTCACTGGGCGGGCGGTAGAGCTGGGCGGATTCGCCGCCCTTCGGTGGCAGGTTCTTGCGGGTGCGGATTTCGTCCACGCTCATCCAGCCTGGCCCGCTGCCTGGCCCGCCGATGGCCGCGCGGTAAAACTCGCCCTGGGCCTTGCTGTTGGCCTCCATCCACGCTTCGCGGTCAAACTCCAGGTACATGCCCGCGCGGCGGAAGAGCTTGCGGTTTAGCTCCTGCTCCATGCGCTGCAGGTGCTGGCTGAGCGTGTAGGCCAGGAAGGCCCGGTTCTGCTCCTCCAGCCCGCTGCCCCAGCTGGTGGAGCCCGACGCGTCTCCGATCAGGTGGGGCGGCACGCCGAAGGCGCGGGCAATGTCTGTCACCTGGAACTTGCGCGCCTCCAGCAGTTGGGCGTCTTCGGCCGTCATGCTGACTTCTTTGGCTGTGATGCCGTTGGTCAAGACCAGCGGCAGGCGGTGGGCGTTGTCCAGCCCCGAATACTTGTTGCCGTAGGCCGTCTGCAGGTTAGTGATGGCCTCTTCCTTCATGGCGCCTGGCACTTCCAGCACGATGCTGTGGTGCGATCCGTTGCGGAAGAAGCGCCCCGAATACTCATCCATGGCCGCCGCGTTGCCGGTGGCGTTGCGCGCTGCGTACTGCAGCACGCTCATGCCGCGCAGGCCGTCGAACCCGAAGCCGGGGAAATGCAGCATGTCGTCCTGGTCCGCGCCATAGGTGCGAACGTCTTGCACGTCGTACCGCAGGCGGCTGCTGCCGCCCGATTCCACGCGGCGCGGGTTCACCGCATCCCAAGGAAGCGGGATCAGCTCACGCACGGCGCCGGAACGGCTGCGTGCGATGAAGCAGTGGCCGCTTTCGCGCAGCAGCATCTTTGAGATGGTGGTCTCCCACATGCTGGCACTGGTGAAGCGTGGCGTGGGCTCCTCGTTCAGTAGCCACCAGAAGGGGTGGTCCAGCACCTCCTCCCGGCCACCGGGTACGCGGCGGTACACCTTGGCCGTCATGGAGGCGATGGCACCAGCAATGCGCGTCACGCAGGCATACACCGCCGACACCCGCATGCCGCTTTCGGCCGTGACGTTGACGCCCGAGGCCGAGGCAAAGCCACCGAGCAGCAGCTCGACCACGCGCGGGTCGCTGCTGGCGATGGTCTCGGTGGCGCCGTTGCTGGCGTTGCTGATGGCTCGCTGCGCCTCTTGCTGCGCCCGCCATTCGGTCAGGATGCGGGAGCCGGGCGTGGCAGCTCGGGCCTGCACTTCGTTCCAGGTGGTCATAGCAGGACAAAGCCTTCCTCAATGATTTCTTCGAGTTCCACCCCCGCAAGCGCCCGTCCGAACGCCATCAACATCGCCATGGGCGCATCGATCTTGTTCTCCTCGCGCTCTTTGGTGGGCGACTTCAGTTCGTTGTATTTGGATGTGACCACCACCAGGTTGCTCATCATCCAGTTCATCAGCGGGTTGTTGTCGTGCACCAGCTGGCCGCTGAGCACCAACGCCTGCACCTGCAGCAACGGTTGGGTATAGAAGCTGGACCGCTGCGTGATCTCGACCATGGGCAGCCCCTTCTCCAGCAGCGTGCGGGCGAAGTAGCCAGCCAGGGCCGGGTCATAGGCGCATTCCCGCAGGTCGTGCAGGTCGCGGTCCTTCAGCAAGTCGTTGCCAACCATGTCGAAGTCGGTCTGATTGCCCGGACTGACCTGCACGAACCCTTCTTCGATCCAGCCTGGCAGCTGCGCGATCTTGCTTTCTGCTGCGGCTTGTTCGTTGTAGTACACACGTGTGAACACGTGCCACTTACCGTCGCGCTCGATTACCTTCACCTTGGCGGCAAAGTCGTGCTTTTCCGCGAGGTCCATGCCGGTGATGGCTTCGCACCCCTCGAAGTCTTCTTCGCGCAGGCTGCTGTCGCCGCACTTGTTCCAGGCCTCCATGTCCATCCAGGCCACGCCGGCATTGGTCCACACGTTCAAGTGCTTCGTGAGGAAGTTGCCGCGCGCCGATGGCGTAGCGATCGCCTTTGTGCAGGTGGCGATCAACTTCTCGACCTTGGCACTGATCCCCATGTTGGGGTTTGCCTTGCGCCAGATCTTCTGGTCTTTCCAGTCGTCGCCCTCGTCAATGGTGTAGATCACACCAAACCAGGTCTCATCGACGTGCGTGCCTTCCAGCACCTTGATGGTGTACCCGCGTAGCTCGTAGCCGATGCCGCCGGTGTCTTTGCCCGCCGTGGTGATGGCGCTGATCAGCGGCTGGCTTCGGGCACCGTCCGCCGACTCGATCACGTCCCACAGGTCGCGCTTTTTGTGCGCGTGGACCTCATCCACGATGCCGCCGTGCACGTTCAGGCCGTCCTGCGTGGACGCCTCGGCGTTCATGATCTTGAAGCTGCTGGCCGAGCTGGCGCAGGTGATGTCGTAGCGGCCGACCGTCACGCCGAAGCGTGCGCGGAATTCGCTGTCGCGCAGCACCATCTCACGGGCGGTGTCGAACACCTCCTTTGCCTGCTCTGCCGTGGTGGCAGCGCTGTACACCTGGGCGCCGGGTTCGTCGTCGGCGAACGCAAGGTACAGGCCACGGCCCGCAGCGCGGGTGGACTTCGCATTCTTTCGCGCGATCTCCTCATAGGAGCGGCGGAACCGGCGCAGCCGGGTCTCCATGTGCACCCAGCCGAAGAGCTGGAACTCCGCGAAGATCTGCCAGTCTTCCAGCCGGATCTTGGCGTAGGTGACCATGCCGTCCACGTAGATCGGCTTGGCCCACTCGCCCTTGATGTGGCAAAGCAGCTCCTGAAACTGGCAGGCACGGCCACCCTTTCGCACGTCAATGACGTACGGGAAGTCATCCGAGCCCTGGCGCTCCAGGTCTTTCAGGAAGCGCTTGCACGCGAGGCGCTCGAACTTGCCCGCCACCTCCTGCTCTTCGATCACGCGGCGGGCGTAGGCCTTCGCGCGCTCGAAGTATTCGGCGTGTGGTCGGGTCATGGTGGATCAATCGAAGTCGGCGAACCCCTTGGGCGCGGCAGCGGGCGCCGTTGGTTTTTCTTCGGCCGGCTTGTCTCCACCCTCGCCCTCGAACAGTTGCAGCTGCGCGCGGATGGCGGTGGTGACATTGGCTTGCTCGGCAGGACTCAGGCCGAACTTGGCGAGCAGCGACAGCATCATCTGGCGCTCGCTCTTCAGGATCTGGTACAGCGGGTGCTGCTGCGGCATGCCGTTGGGCGTCAGCACGGTGAACGCTGCCATCGGGTCTTTGCCCTCGGAGCGCAACAGGTTCTGCTTGGCGCGGATGGAATGCCGCAGCTCTTTCACATCGGCAACGGTCTCGCACAGCTCCTCGAAGATGTCGCTGTACACCACCGAGATCAAGTTGTAGCGGAGCAGCTCGGCGCCGAGGCGCTTCCACACCTTGCGCGCACCCGGGCTAAGGCCCTTGGGTACGGTGGGCATGCCGGTTTCTGGTCTGAAGGTGCTGTCCAAGTTGACGGCCAAAGGCCGCTTTCCCCGATTTCCTTCCAGCACCTTCAGCTCGGTGGGCTTCGCCGCCGGTCCTCGCTTTCCCATA